AACGGTCGGCGTGCTCGCCAGCTTCACATGCTCCGTGAAGGTGTCCGCCCCTTCGTCGTTCTGGAAGTGCGGCCCCCACCGCGGGCCAAGGTTGAACTCACACTCCTCGCTCGGAATGGTGGCCAGGCCGCCGATGGTCGCGCCCACCTGCACGTACCACAGCGCCCCGTCCGCGGGTGCCTTCGGCAGGATGGTGGGAGTGGTCCAGAGGGTGGCGTCCAGGTTCGCCGTCTGCGCGAAGCCGCTGCAGGTAATGCTCGGGTCCGTCTTGGTGAGCCGGATCCGGAGCGACTCGCACACTCCGTAGGGCGCTTCTTCCGCATGTGTGTCCGAGCCCGTCTGGATGGCCAGCGTCTGGATCGGATCAGAAGCGTAAGGATCCGGGGCATACTCGAACGGCGAGCTGGTCTCTGCGCCGAAGAGCATCCCGAGAATGTAGGGCAGCACGTTGGCGTCAAGTGCGCCTTCCCCGTCCCACGTGCAGTGGGTGCGCGCCTGGCTCTCGCCGGAGGGCACCTCGCAGCCGGCGGACCGGTGCTGCGCTTTCGGCTCGACGGGCTGCAGCGTGAGCCGGTCAAGAGGGAGTTGGATGGCGGTTCCGCCGCCCCCGTCCCCCGCCGCCGTCTCCAATTTGACGAGGATACGCTCCTCTGCGGACGATCTGGGCATGATGCGCTCCTATAGGGAGTGAGTGGGGGCGCGGTAGAACCCGCCCGCCCGAGAGTAGTACTTGCTGTCCACGCGACCGCCGCGCTCCACCGGCTCTTCGCGGCGGATGGTCTGCACGTGATATTCCTGCTCGTCCCCGTCCAGGGTGACGTTGCCCGTGCTGCCCACCAGGGCGTTATCCGCCGCGGAGGCGATGGCCCGAGCGGCAACCATGTCCCGGCGATCCACTACCGCGAGCACCAACCAGCGGGACTGCGCGAGGAGGCGGCTGGTCCCGCTGGTGAGGCGATCCGGACCGCCCGCGTGGGAGAAGACGAGCAGCGGATAAGTGGCGCGGTCTGGTGCTTCCAATTCGTAGATGCGGGCGCCCACGAGGGCCGCGACCGCTTCGTTTTCAGCGAGCGTGGCCCTGATGAACTTGGCTGCCGCGCCGACTTCGTTCATGAGCCTGCCGCCTTCTTCAGCACTGCCGCTACCCCGGCCTCCAGGGTCGGGCGGGCCGCTTCCACGTTCGGGCCGATCGAGGGGCGGGGAGCCGTCTTCCCGTCTTCCGTCCCGAACTCCAGGGACGCGGCATAATCCGCGTTGAAATTTACGTCTCGCGCGCCGTCGCGGGGTTTGGTGATGTCGCTGTCGTTCGCGAGGTTCCCGGTCTCGCCGGCCGGCGCTTCTCCCGGCGCGGAGGCCTGATGGAGCTTCCAGCCTTCGGGAATCGGTCCGCCTTCATACCGCCGCCACCGCTCGGTACTCCCGGTCGGCACGAGGTATTCGTGGCCGGTCTTGGCGCCCGTGGTGATGTCGTTCCGGACCCCGGCTTGGACCTGCTCCGCCGTACGCTGGGCGACCAGGTCCAGCCCAGCGTGTACCTCGCGGGTGAGCTTGCCCAGTCCGGACAGGTCCACCGTGAGTTTGAGTGAAGCACCCATTACGCGAGCCTCTTGCACTGGCAGTCCACCGTGGCGCCATAGGCGAAGTCGCCACCCACGGAGAGCACCTCGTAAGTCTGGGAACCAATGCGGAGTTGGTTCGCACTGGTGATCGCCGTCCCCGCCGGTAGGCGGATCAGACGGCGCTCGTCCGTGACGGCTTTCTCGCCTTCGCTGCGGTCCCCGGGAGAGGTGACCAGGAGCACCAGGGCGCCCACGGTGGCGATCACGTTCCAGTCCGGCTCGCCCTCGCCGCCGGTCTCGGTCTCCTCGCCGCCGTCATTCCGCAGGATCTCGGCGGTGGTATCGAAGGCGCTGGCGGTCTCGTCCTGGATCGCTGCCAGTTCACCGGGAAAGAAAGCAAGCATCAGTCGAGGTACTCCACGTCTTCTGGGAGGAGGCCGTTCGTCTCCCCGCGCACCGTGCGCCGCGTCCAACCGCCCGGCAGCAGCGCGCATTCCGCCGCCTGCTTCTGCCACTGCTTCGCCTGGTCCAGACAGTGCTGCCGGAACTGGGACCGCTTGAACTTCTGCGGCCCGGCCTCGGTGTCGTACGCGCCGACCAGCTTTCCGGCCTTCAGCTTCCAGCCGAGCGCCACCGCGAACGGAATATTCCAGGTCGGCTCCCAAAGGTCATCACTGGGGGCGCGCTGGCTGCTATCCGCGCGCTGGGCTTTGCGGACCAGCAGCCGCAACTCATCTTCCGAGAGGGTAGGGGCAGCCGCGGCCTCGGTCAGGATCTCGATCTCGGCTCGTGCCTCTGCTTCAGTCATCGGCTGCCCCTCTCCCCGTTAGGCTCGGATGTAGTCCACGAACACCCGCGCTTCGAGACCGATTTCAGCCGACGCCGCACCGGTTTTCTTGGTCATCGTCAAGTACGACGTCGCCGGCCAGCGGAGCACTTCCTTACCGTTCGAGCCTTTGTTGATGATGTTGTCGTTGACGGCGTCGGTATTGAAATCGCCGCCGTCGATCAGGTTGTCAGCGCTCGTCGTTCCGTCCGCCGCGATCCCCAGATCGAACGTCCCGGCAGCGTCACTCGCTTCCGTAATATCCACCACGGCCCGCGTGATGATGAGGTCAACCCCCTCCGGATTGAGGACAGACAACAGCCCGCCCCCGCCCGTGCCAATAGCCGCCGTAATGGCGACATCGTTGTAATAAGCCCCTGCGCCTTCCATGCTTCAGTTCTCCCGGCCGGAGCCGAAAACAGCCGCAGAGGAAGCCCCCTGCGACTGCGAAAGATCGGATCTATATCAAGCCTCTCGGCTTACGTGATGTTGCCCATGAAGCCGCGCCAGGTGGTGCCGTCGCAGGCCACCAACCCATGCTGCGCAGTATCCAGGGTGATGATCGTACCGCCGCCATCGCTACGAACGACGATCCCTTCACCTCCCGTGTTGAAGATGAACAGGACAAGCCCGTTACAGTCCGCTTCCGGAGGGAGGTCCAGGTTCTCTGTCGCCTGGCCGCTGTTCGGGTCCACACACAGGACGTTGGAGGCGAGCGCCGTGCCAGCCGGCGTGCCCGGTACTACCGTGAGCGCCACCGCCGCATCGGCCATGTCGATCGTCTGGGCATTCGCGAACTCCAGGCGGCTACCGCTGACTTTCGCTTTGCCGCGCCGACCAGCATTTCCACCTGCAGAAGTGCCTCCTGCCCCTGGAGTAAGCGTGACGTCGCCGCCAGCACCACCAGCCCCCGTCCCCGCGCTCGCTGCACCGCCCGCCCCGGCAGTCAGGGACAACGCCCCGCCCACGCCGCCCGCATCGGTGCCGCTGGAAGCCGTGGCCCCGCCAGCACCGGACACCACCGAAGCCGCACCGCCTGCGCCACCTGCCGCCGCACCGGTACCGGACTTGGCCCCGCCAGCACCAGCGATTAAAGCCGCCGCGCCACCCGCGCCACCCGCCGTAGTGGTTGCTCCTGCCACCCCCGTCGCACCAGTTGCGCTAACGGCGCCACCCGCTGCACCTGTAGCGGTGCCGTCACCGCCAGCGAGAGATGCCACGCCACCCGCACCAGAGGTTGCGCCTGCAGTCCCACCCGTGACGCTGACTGCACCGCCGGCACCCGCGCCGTTACCCGCACCGCCCTTAATGGCGACGACGCCCCCAGCCCCCGCACTCCCCGGCTTCCCCAACACTTCCAACGGGGTTTCATCCCCCGTCAGGCTCCGAAATCGTTCCCGGTATCTGCTCATCTTGTCTCTCCTGTAGAGGGGCAGGAGACTGCCCCTCGGGTCAGATTAGGGAACGAGCACCGCAAACGGGTAGCGGCTCGCTTCGGTCGGCTGGAGACGATTGATGGGGTTCGGCACCTGCCAACCCAGTCGAATGACCGCACGCAGCGCCACCATATCTTGCTGAGCCAAGTTGTAGATGATCGAGCCGTCCGGGCCCTGGATTACCGCTTCGGTCAGCAGCTTGTACGTCACGTCCTGGCGGATCGACCAGACCAACTGGTTCCAGTCACCCGCAATAAGCAGACTCGCCGCCGCATCAATCGCCCCGTTGGTCGGGAAGACGATGGGGGCGCCATCCAGTTCATAGGTCGTCTTGGCCTGAATGATCTGGTTGAAGATTGGCTGACCGGTGGACGCGCGGAGCGCCCGGAGCTTGCTCTTCATGCTCATCGCGCCAACGTAGCCGGTCACGTTGAAGCCGTCCGCTTCGATCTTGGACAGCACGCCGCTTTCACCGAGGATCGTGTCGTACAGGTCCTCGCCGGCCGCTACCTGCGTGGACAGGTCGACGGTGTGACTGGCAGCCAGCGAGCCCGCCACCAGATCCGTAGGCCAGTCGGCCGGCGCGTTGGTGCCGTAGAGCACCGCGGCATCAAACGCCTTGCCGAACGCTTCCATCATCCGGGGCTTGATCTCGCCCCAGATGTCGTAATCGGTGTCATCCAACACCGCTTCGGGGATGGGCACGATCACCGCGAGTTCTTCGGCCGTGATGTACTTGCTTCCCCACTCGGCTTCACTCGTCTGCTTCAGCCCGGTGTCCCCATCCACAAAGTAGGCGGTGATCAGGCTGGACAACACCGGCATTCGGCGCTGCCGGCGAGACATGTTCGGGAGTCGCCGGCCGAGACGCATAATCGCGCTCATCTCCGGCACACCCTGCACGATCTCTCGCTGTACGTCTTCCGGCATCAGGGCTTCCGCGCCGGTGCGATCAATGGCACTGTTGTAAGGCACTCTCTATCTCCTGCCAGGAAGGCGCCCGGCGCGCTATCGTCTAACCCCGCCCGCGTCGGATGAGGTCGTTCATACTCCGTCCACTGCCCCCACTATTGCCGCCCGCCCCGCCATCAGCGGATCCGGCCGTGCCGAACAGATAGGGGTTGTCTTTCTTGATCTGCTCAATGGCCTTCTTGGGGTCATCAGCATCAGCAGGAACTAGCTTGGCCACGATGGCGGGGTTACGCGCCCCGGCCGTGGCGGCTGCTGCTTCCACTCGGGCCGCGTGACGCTCTGCCTTCAGCGTTGCGTTCTCGGCCTCCAGTTCTTTGGCCCGCAGGTCCCGCTTCTCGGACTCGGTCAGCTTCTCGCTCTCCAGCTTGGAAAGCCGGGCCTGAGTATCGCGAAGCTCTCGCCGGTAGCGTGCGGCCTCCCTGCGGAGTTCCGCCTCTTTACCGCCACCTGCCCCTTCTTCGCCCCCCTGGTCGTCGTCGCCAGCGCCACTGCCGGACCCGCCGCCAGCCCCGCCTTCGTCACCTTCCAGGAAGCACCCAAACCAGAAGTCATCAACCAGCCTGTTCCGAAGCATTCGTGTTCTCCCGCCGACGCCTGGCCGGCTAGATAAGGTGGGGACCTGCCCCAAACGCAGAACAGGCCCGCCCCCACCTGGAGAGCGAACCTGTTCAAAGCAAACAGGCCGACCCCGAAGGATCAGCCTGTTAAGGTGAAATCTGAAGTTGTGGGGGAGCGCTAGGCAGCAGGTCGCTCCGCACGCTCTTCTGGCGCCAGAAAGCGTTCTGGGATCTCAACCCCTCGCGCCCGAAGGTTATCTATCTGCCACTGCGGCAGTGGCTTACTGTAATCCGGTTCAGGATACTGGCCATCATCCAGGATCTCATCATCCCGCAGCTCACCGGAGTTTCGTTCGCTCATACGTCCATCCAAGCTTTTGCGCCAAGATTTCATTGCGCCGGTGCGCGTGTCCCCGGGTCAGTTCTTCGTCCGTACGACCGGCCAGGGCATCGCTGAAGTCCAGCACACTCGCTTCGGTGTCCGCGGTGAGTCCGATGTTGACCGCCTCTTCCGAGGAAACCCCCCATCCCGTCGCGGGACGGCGGAACGAGTAGGTGTGATGTTCTCCTAGATCATTTATACCTGTCGCGCGGAACTCCTTCGCATCAATACGAGGGATGTGCTTCAGATCCCCTATTGAGAACGACAGGCCGCTCGGATGGTTATGGGTAAAGATGTGATCTTTTATCCGAGGAAGATCTTCATCAGGTATGGGGACGTGCCTCGGTCCACCACTCTTACGGTACACCTCTGTGCCATCATCCGTGAAGGCCAGGCCGATCTCATGTGACTTGATCGGCGCAATAGCCGCTTCGGCAGCTGCAATGCGCGGGTGGGCTGCTCCGCCACCAGCGTTAAAGCCTACTGATGAAGGCCCCCCATTTGAGTCGCTGTCATCAGCAGGCCCCTGGTCAACCCGACTGCCGCCTAACACACTCAACGCTAACGGTTTCGCCCCCGCCGGGTCGCGGCCATACGTCTTGCGCGCATTCGCGTTCTCCAGCGCCCCCTTCAGGCTCGTTTCGGTGCGGGTCGGTCCCCAGCGCGGATCGTCCGTGTACTGGACGAAGTCAGCTAGGGTAACCTGTCCGGCCTTCCACGCGGCTAGTCGCTTCTCGCCCAATATCCAGCGCTGTCGCTCTTCAGGTTGGCGTCGAAACCACGCCTCGCCGTCTTCGATCTTCGGCCGCGTGTCCGGAATGCTCGGATCATTCAGGATCTCGGAAAGCGGTTTCGGGCGGGCAATGATCGTGCAGCGGCAGTTAACATGGGTCCCCTGAACCACGTTCGTCGGCATCACCCGCCCATTCATCGCCAAGCACGCCGCACAGGTCCGCTGCCAACTGCCGAGATTGGCTAACCATACCCATTCGGAGACTACTTCTCCATTCGCCTCATACGAACGCAACGTCGCGCTCCGGTAGGACCGGAGCGTCTCCGTGCGTGACACGCGCAATGCCTGCGCGAAACCACCGTCGAATTCTCCTTTGATTGCTCGGGCTATCTTGCGCGGGTTCTGCCCCAGCGCTACTCCCTGAAGTAAGCCGCGTTCGATCTGCTCTACACCTGCCGGCGCGATGCGGATCAGGTGTTCCTTCAGTGGCGTCCCGTCGCTTAAAAAGCCAACCAGATCCTCAAACGCACCTTTCGGCAGCTTGTTGAAGTTGACGCTCACCCCGGCTGGCACATCGCCTAATGCCGCCTGGAACAGCCCTACGCTGTGTTCCCTGGCCAGCTTGACCACCGCCGCCTGTTCGCGCTGTACCGTGTCACTAGCGGAACTCACAAACTCCAGAAGAGCAGTTTGAGCCTGCTCCTTTAGGCTCTGCAGCCGATCCTGTAAATACAACCAGTAAATCGGCGGCTGACGCCCAGCGTCCTGCTCGGCCTCGTACTGCTCCAACAGCCAGCTTAACCGCTCATTTATGGCCCGCCAGGCATCGCCGTAGGCCGTCGCCATCCGAGAGGTAGCGGCCACGTCCCGGGCCTTCAGTTGCTCCCGGTACGCGTTCGCCGCTTCGTAGAGGTTCACGGCTACTCTTCCAACGGCTCATCCCGGCCGGCGTCAAAGTCCTGCATCGCCTGCCGCGCCACATCCAGAGCGCTTTGTCGCTCCTTCGTCTTCTGCGTGGCCATCTCGGCGATCTCTTTGTCGGTATAGCCCAGTTCTTTCAACGCCTGGAACTCGGAAATGCCAATGCCTTTCTTGATCGCGACGGCTTCCGCGTGCTCCTTCTCGCCGCGTGGCGCCGGATCCGCCCAATTCGCTGACAACTGATCAGCCGCGTCACCTTTACCTGCAATCCGCAAAGCAAAGGAGAGCGCATCTTCCCACACGTTGCCGAATGCGAGGCCTCGTTTCAGGCACTTCTTGACGAAGCGTGCCTCCAGCGTCTTGAGCGCCTCGCCAGACGGCGGATCGGTGATCAGCGCCATATAATGGGGAGGCGTGCCAGAGATGCGGGCTATTTCGAGCCTGAAGCTATCCTGCACCCCCAAGAAACCGGTTAGCTCCGCCTGGTTGAACTCCCCGAACTTGGCCAGATCTCCTGCCGCCATCCACAACCGATCGACGCCAGGATTGAACGGACTTTTCGGCTTCCCTGTCGTCTCGTCAATATCCGGTTCCAGCCCCGTCACCCAACGCTGCGGGAAGGCAACGTACTCCATCCCCACGAGCATGTCACAGACGCTCTTGTTCAGCGCATCTTGCACCGGAATGACGTTCCGGAGTTCGCTCGTCCCACACTCCCCGATGTCGCCGTTGTTGGAGAAGTGGAAGACGGGCACGCGCCCATACGGGTTTAGCAGCGGCCAGCCTTCACCAGGGGCCTCGAACTTTACAAAGCTGCCCGCCTTCTCCGGCAAAGTCCGGTCATTCTGCGTCGGACCCACATACTTCTCGATCCGCTCCGGATAGTAGAGGTTAAGGCGTACCCGGTACGTGTCTTTCTTGCCAGGCTCCTTAATCACCCACGCCTTCGCCGCCCACAGCATCCGGCCAGGCTCTTCGCTATCATATTCCACCGTCATCAATTCCGCTTTTTGCGGGTAGATGAGCGGCACATTTGGTTGATCCTGACGCGGCCACACGATCACATAAGCGTCACCAGTGCGCCCCGCCTCGGTATGCACCTGTCCAGAGCGCAGATCCATCCGATTTGCGTTCCAGAGGTTCCAGGCGTCTGCCGGCGCGCCGGTCTG